AAGCTTGAAGTGAGTCTTTACGCCCTTTTTCTGTATTAGGGTAATGTACTTTACCAACACGAATTATTTAGCTCTATTATTCAATCCGAATGGCGATTCCGCAAATGCAACGTACAAAAATGGTACTCCAGAACCATTCCAATCAGAACCGTTTGTTGAGCGTATTTTTACTCCATTAGCTACAAAATCTAGTTTAAAGTTAGCAGGAGTACCCATCCAATTTTCTTCATCATCTTCTTGAATACGCATAACTGCATTTGTTGTATTATAAGTAGCCCTTCCATTATCAACAACGTACCAATCACCGTTACCATTAGTTCTTTTGAACATGAACCACGCTGGTTTAAATCCAGAACCACCGTCATCTATAATTATATTCGGCCCGTCTGTAGAATTATTGCCAGTAAAAGTGCCGAAACCTATTAATCCCGGTGTTCGTTGAAATAAATAGGCTATATGAACTCCAGTATCTGCATTAGCTCCACCACCACTTCCTAGTGTAAATACTGTTGGTGATGGTGGTTCATCTGACCATATTGTATCACCGTCATATGCTTGAGCATGTACATCCCAATTTAAAAAGTCAGTCCAAGGAAGTCCGTCACCATCTACATCCAATCCATCGTGACCTATAACCCAGTTTGCTGAAGAATCAGTTCGTTTAACAATAATAAAACCGGGTCTTCCACCGTCAGGTAAACTTGTAGATAAACCGTGTGGTACGTCTTGGTTATCAGTTCCATTACCGACGTACTCAACTATGCTAAATCCACCATGATCCGCTGTTGTCATCTTGCGTGGGTATATATCAGCGGCTGCGTAGGCTGTCGTTATTGCTGAACCACCAAACATTCTTGAACCAGACGTAGGGGTTTGTCCCGGCGCACCACCTGCACCAGAAGTGTTGTCAGCAGTAGGCGCACCGCCAGCTTTTATACACAATGAAATGTAAGTGTAAGTATTAGTATTTAGACTGACATTATTACCTATTAGATATCCTTCTGATCCAGATGTTGTAACAAAACTTTCTAACATTTCCCCCGGAGCAGCATGAGCAATGTCTGTGCTTGGCTCTAAAAAATATCCAGCTTCTCTGACTGTATCAAACAACCGCCAATCTTGGGCATGGCTTCTTTGTTTCATAAGAACAAAATCAGGAGTAAATCCAATAACTCTAGGATTTCCTCCACCAGCTATATTTGTACCATTACCAGTATAAGCATCCATCTTAACATATGCACTTGGGTCTGTGACTGTCGGCTCTGCAAGATTTTGTGTGGTTAGTGCTTTTGCATCTGCATCAGGGAGCGAGTGTTTAAACGGTTTCTGTCCAAAATTTACATCCCAAACAGTAGCTGCATTTGTATTTTGTGTTGTGGCAAAGCACTGCGTTGTAAATGCTGAACCACAAGTACCTTGACTACTACCATTTTTGTAAAATGTAACCTGACCAGCGTTTACATAAACACCGATAACATCACCAGAAGTATAACTTGCATTATAACTTGCCCAAGATGAACCTAAAAATTTCTCCCCATTTGAGCCATACAACACTACAACTTTACTGCCATACTCACTTAGCTGATCTGCTTTTGCTTCTGCAACTCCAACAGCATCATATGTGGCCCCTGCTGTTGTTAATGTAGCTTCAAAATACCATTTGCCAGTAAGAGGTATATTCATCGTAGAGAAATTATCTTTGCCATTTCCTGACGCTTTAAGGTTGCCATTGCTCAAGCCGCCTTTTCGGTTTGACGAGGCAATGGGATTAAGCGTTGCGACGTTTCCAATACCTGTGACGGTGGATGTAATAGCTGAATACCCACTTGGAGCAGAATGTGACCAAGAAGAACTATCAAATCGAATTGTTGCAGTGCCAGCGGTATGCAATGCCACGACAGGCATAACAGGAGCATCGCCAAAACTGTTATCAGAGTTAGTAAATGCGGCGTTAGTTTTTGATGATCCAGAAGTCGGATCACCACTATTCTGCCAAGTGTTGTCCTCGCCGAAATAAATAGCTTTGTTATCTAAATCAATCGCAACTTGAACGACATTTCCATTGCTATAAGAATTTCCATATGAGGAAGACGAACCGCCATTCTTTTTATTGCCGCCATTCTCATATCCCCAACCATAGGCGTTGGTTCCAAGGTCAGCCGTTAAACTTCCAATTTGAGATGTTGCTACGCCAATATTAGCAGAACTAATTGAACTGATTACAACTTCAAAATAATATTTTCCACTAGAAAGAAATAGATTTGTTGGTGCAATTCTCCAGCTTCCACCTGTACCATTTGTAAACGCAAGATTATTGCTTGCAAAAGAAACACTAGAACCTATTGAAGAATTGTCTGCATCATAGCTTGGATAGAGTGTAATTTCTTTAGTGGTACTATTCGCTGGACCATCCACGACAATATTGTTTGCACCCATGCTTGTTGGAGTGAAGTCATTTCTAAAAGATGTTCCAGCAGCTTCACCATAAAGTCTTAAAGACCTGTACCAGCCGTTACCGTTAGAGGTATGACTATCAACTTGAAATCTCCAATATCTGTGAGCCGTTTGACCAGTGATTGCAGTGCGTTGTTCTGTATTACCAGTTTCACCTTGATTACCTACGAAGTTGGCATTTTGCCCAGTGTCGGTATAGTCACTGCCGTTGTCTGAATAGTAAACTGACCAAACGCCTCCTGTATCACTTGATCCGTTATTAGGACCAGCTACCCAACCGACAGCCGTGACGGCAAAGTCATTTCCACTCCCTAGATCAATATTAAGTTGTTGACCAGCGCAGTCTGCGTTAGACGAATGCCCCATATAAAATGCCTGACTATCAGGATCATCATTGACAACATATGATCCGTTGAAGCCGCCTAGAGAATCACCGCTACCTGATTTTGTTGCGGTTGCACCTGAGATATCTTGTTTTACCGCACCACCGCTTGCGTCTTTTCCTATATTTGAGCCGTCACTGAAATCCAGCCAGAAACCGTTAGTTCCAAATGAACTTATATCACTTGGGTCTTTCGGAACCCATATACCTGATGAATTAGTTTCACCAAACTCTGAAGCTGTGTGAGCAGTTCCATCTATAAAGATTGCATCTGCTATATATGCGTTTAAATATTGTGCTGAAGAATTACGACCAAAATAATGAGTATTTGTTGTATTAACTAGACCTGCTTCATTCTGATTTAAATTGGCTGTTCCATAAAAACTAGTAATCTGGCTACCATTAACATAAATTTTCATACGGTCGCCAGCAGTACTTTGTGTAGTATCATTTTGAACAACCAAATGTAACCACGCTGTTGGGTCTCGAAACACTTGATTAGTAATTCTTTGATTGTTTCTTGCACCGTCACTTGTTTCATTCATAACATCAAGACGGTCGCTACTATCGAATTTAACATACCCTTTGTTGCTAGTTAATCCTCCAAAAATGTTTTGTTCTACACCAACTGATCCTCTTTTCACCCAACACGAAAAAGTCCAAGTTAGTAAGTTCCCTGCTACTGAAACTGTACGGCTTAAAGTATCTGCCGATCCATCAAGCCACAAAGCCCCTGCTGGCTGATAACCTGACACCCCCATCGGAATGAGGGCTGGGAAGATAATCGATGCAACCATTAGCTTAACGCCAAAGTGCAAGCCACCGCTACATTTGATCCGTTATAGCAGTAGTAACTAATGAGATAATTCCCTGCACCGCTGACTGTAGATAGGAAGTTCGCGTCACAGACAACCTCACTCCCCTTGGTAATCGCATGACCGCTGGAGTTAGCCAGATAGATAAGCCCACCTTGTCCTGACGTTTCGTTGGTGAACTCAATTACGTCTGCACCACTTGGGGTCCAGTTAAAATTGTTCCCTCCGTTCATATCAAATGAACCGTCATTGTCAGTAACAGGCGTTGAGCGTTGGGAACCCGTCCAGCTTTGGTCTGTAGTTAAATCAAGTGAAATAACAGAACCTGTTTTGCTTAAACCACTACCTTCAGTAATCTGCGACATATGCACACCAACCCAGTTATCCGGTGAAGCGTTGTCACTCACAAACTGGATTTGGGCATTAACATCCGTAATCGTTATATTGCTTGACGAGTTGTTTAATGTATCGGAACCAGACCTTTGGAATATTAAACTGTTAGAAGCAGACGTTTTTTGAAACGCAAACTTGCAACCCTCAGTCGTACCGATTGCAGGGAGCGTGACTGTAATATTGTTAGATGATGTGTCACAAAGATAGTAAGTGCCGTCTGCCGACAAAGCAGGGGATAATGTAGCCGCTGTCTGATTGACTACTGTTGAGTAGATTTGACCGCTTGCGGCCTGAGATGCAGATGCACTGGCATCACTAGCGTACTTTCTTGCACTGTAAAGCCCCCCTGCAACAGCCGTCCCTTCAGTGAAAGAACCGCCACCACCTAACGCCCACTCTTTTGCTGATCCAGCGGCTACCGTACTACCAACGGCATATTCTTTTGCGGAATACTCACTCGTATCAACAGCCGCCCCCGTAGAAGTTGCCCACTCCTTGGCTGCACCGCGAGAGGCCGTTGTCGTTACGTTTGTTCCTCCAATAGCCCAAGCCTTAGAACTGAAGTCTGAGCCAGTTACCGCACCGTCTACTTTCGTGGCGTAGTTAGTCGCAGTAGTTGCATGGGTGCTGGCAGTGCCTGCAAAACCTTCCGACTTTGCAGACCAGTGAAGAGCAGAATATCCTGACCCGTCAACGGTGTTGTCTTCGACTTCAATGGCCCATTCCTTGGCCGCCCCCCGGCTACTGGTATCCGTTATCCCAGTTCCCCCAATGGCCCACGCCTTGGAACTAAAATCCGTGCCAGTGACAGCGCCGTCTACTTTTGTTGCGTAATTAGTGGCGAGAGTAGCCTGCGTTGTTGCTGTTGCCGCGCTGGCAGTGGCAGAGGTTGCAGAAGCGGAAGGCTCGTCTACTAACTCAAATCCGTTGTTGGAAGAGTTAATAATGATAGCCTTACTGGCTACGGGAGCGGGGACAGAAGTGTTAAAGCTGGAGAGGTCAGCACTAACAGCAAACTTTAGACTGCGATCAATCTCGCCTTGCTGGTCTTGGTCGATCTGGGTGAGCTTGTCGTAACCTGTCTCTAAAGTTTCAGGCTGAACGCCGCCTCGGTTCTGCAAATCCGTAGTCTGTGTTAAGGGGACAGCTCTGGTAATCGTAACCGTCGTCCCACTGGGAGCGTGCGTACTGGCGGAGGTAAAGACAATGTTACCGCCGCTTGCCGTGCCTACCCCGGTCACCGAATAGTGACTTGTCAAAGTTTTAACAACTTCCACGCCAGTAGAGGTCGTCTTTACGGTGACAACAAGGTGTGCCTGATCCAACACGAGGAAGTCATAAGCAAAGGTCGTAGTGCTTCCGTTTCCGTCGTAGGGTCCAGTGCGTGCGTCTGTCGAAGCCACAGTCATGGGGCCGCTCCTTCCTTCCGTCTAGTCGTATACATTATAATCTTCATAAAATCTAGTCCCTCTTCTTGCCCATCACTAGGAGACGCCACCAGCTTTCAAATTCGTCTACCTCAAAATCGTCTGTAGCGACGGAGATGCCTCTGTTAAGTGTCCTAGCTCCCGGTACATGCCCCATGTAGCCTGTAAACATAACCAAAGACCTCCACAACGCCACATCGTTTTCCCCCTGCTCTAATTGTTTAGCTAAGTTGGCGGCCTCCTTTAAAGGGTTACCAGCGGGAGTAGCAGTGTAGTCAAAACCTGTAACAGCGGCGTTGACGGCGTCTCTTAGTATGACTACCCCGCCTGTCAAATATCTAGCCAGAACCCCCATTCCCCACAAAGGCCACTCGTCTTCGTCGTCTGGCAGCCCATTAAATAAAGCCTCTACAACAAGAGAAGGAATGATGGTTAACCATAACTGGTTCTTTGCATAACGTAACGCTTGGGCGGGGTTCTTAAAATCCGTCTGCTTCCACTGGTCAACTTGCATATTATGATAAGCAGCAAAGAAGCTGTAGAACATTGTAAACATTTTTTTCCATACAGCACCCTGCTGAATGTCTGACATATCTCTAGGAAGCCCCGTACCCTGAGTTCGCATTACCGTTTGGTCTGCAAAATCAACGGCGTCCAGATGCCCCATTCCCTCTTTCTCTACTGCCTTCTTGTACGCTCCTAACCATGTAGGAATGGACACTGCCATGTCTAATTTTTGAATACCCCAGAAGCTGGCTGTAACCACTTTGTTCTGAAGCCCCTTAGCCCCCATCCAGCGTCCCACTTCTTTAACTTCTCGGTTAAATGTGCGGGAACGGTTACGCATAAAGCTACTCGCTTCCATAACCTTCCTAGCTGCATCCCCCTGACCTAAAGCAAACTCGGCTAATCCTGCCGTAGAGTATTTCTCTCCTAATATCGCTATAGACTGAGAAAACCCAAAGGGCTGCATCAGCATTGTTCTAAGGCTCAAACCCATTTCCGCTATAGACGCCCCCGTCCGAGCGTAGGTTGCCAGCTTTTCTACTGTAGTGATGGGAGGGCGGCTTGCTTCTACGGTGTTCTCAATCCACTTGATTAACATAGAATGTACTTCGCCTTTTGCGGCGTTTATTTCTGTCTCTACATCTGAATTGTTTAGAAAGCGTAAAGTGTCAGCGACAGCTTCCCGCATGTGGATGTCTCTGACGACACCATCTACATGCTCAAAAGCAACCCGCAAATCCAGCCACACCGCTCTGTCCCCAAAGCCTCGCCTTTCTATAGTGCTGCCGTGTTTAGTATTCGTCTTTGCACGCCCCCCAGAAGAAAAAGATTTTAAGCTATTACTGGCTAGGTAGTCTTCCCTACTCTTTTGGTTTTGAGCGGGGTCCGCAACTAGAGGATAATAGCCTCCAGTAATTACACGCCCAGACGGTAAGACAAACGGAGTAGCTTCTACCTTCGCTGGCTTTATTCCTGTAGTTCGTTGCTCCACTGTAGATAAACCCTCAGCAACAACATTGCCTTGGGCGTCTACGGTGTCTGCCCAGTAAGTATCAATCTGCGCCCAGACCGCTTCAACAACATCCCAGTCCTTATCTGTTAGGGTATCCAGAACGGCGTCTATCTGTTCATCTGTATAGCGTTCTTTCATAACAGCGACGTTACCAGCGTTGCCCATGTTAAGAGCAAACGCCAGCCGTCCATTCAGAGACAGGCTTGCGTCTATTTCAGGAATATACGTTCTGTTATAAAACCGGGCCTTTTCCCCTAAATCGTACTTATTAAAAATTTCATTTAAGGCTTCAGCGGCCTGCATACTTCTGTCTATGTACGCATCGTCAGCTCTTTTTATGCGCTGATAAATCTCAGTATAAAACAGTCCTCCTGTTTCATACCCATCAAGCTCTTCTGACAAACTAAGGACGTGCCTGTGTTCCGCAAACGCCATCTTTGCAAACGACTTCGCCCCGTCCCACCAGCTTCTTTCAAGCGGGGTGCGTAACTTTTTCTTAGCATTGCGCTGTATGCTGTCCGCAAGGTTGCTTGCCCGATTTTCAAATTGAACACCTTGCGCTTTTGAGTATCGCCGCCCTTGCGTCAGAATACTCTTTACAGTGTCATGCAAACCTTCCAGCTCACCTAGCGTCATGTCCCTAGCGTTAGTCTTAGTCAAGGCGGCTTCTAGGGCGGGATGAATGTGAAAGCTCGCGCCGTACTTTTCTGTCTGAGAAGCTGCCCACGCTTCCACTGCCTCGTTGGTTAAGCGTGCTTCTCTTTTTGGCCCCATTCGGTTGCGTAAGTCTACATCCGACAAAAGGTCTACGGCTTGCTTAATAAATTCAGGGTGCGTCGTCTTAGGATCAAATTTTTTCTTCTGGTATTGTTTTAAATTCCCAATGAGCTTAGTTGCCTTTTCTCTGGCCTCCGTAGCAACCCTGTACATATGAAAGTTAAGAAGCTGTTGTGTCTTATACCGTATCGCCTCGTCTAGCTTACCAGCGGCTACAGCTTCGCTGGCTTTTAAAGAAAGCCTGCGCTCTGCGTTTAAGAACTTGGAGGGGGCTTCTATTTGATGAACGGCTTTATCAAGTACAGCGTTTTCGGCTGCCATCCGCATAATCTTCTGGGTAGCCTTGCTAGGAGTGTTTCCTAACTTATGAAGCGCCTTTAGCTCTTTTAAAATTAAATTAGCTTGCCGCATAGAATGGACTTTAGCTAGAGCCTCCTCATGCAAGGTGGCAGCGTCAGTCATGTCCCCGTACTCTTCCTTGAGAGTAGCCTTTGCTTGGCGAGCAGCAAATTGCTTTGCGGTGAGGAACTTTCCGTTTTCGTCTTTAGGAAGAAGAGACAGCATATGGAGCAGCTCGTCTCCTGAACGGAACCCTAAGTCCTGAGCAGCGCGATCTGGAGACACGCCTCCTCTTGCAAACAGCTTGTTGCCTCCCGGCAATGTATAGCCATACGGCTTAGTCAGGCTGCGATCCAACTTTAGCCCTTGCGGGTACACCTCTGGAAGAGCAGCACCTGAAGGAAGAACATCTCCTTGCAGCACAGCTCTAGCCCTCCAAGCAGGGTCTTGGTCAAGAACTCGCAAAGCAGAAGCCGTCTCTTTCGCAAGGGCGTCTCTCCACCACTTAGTCTTTTCTCTTTTAGTCTCGGCTAGTGTGGCTTGAACAAGCTCGGCATGAGCGGAAGCTCTCGCACCCTCATACTCTTCAATGTAAGCCTCGTACTGCTCCTCTGTCATTCCTCCAGCTTCGGCGTCCTGAAACATAGGGGCAATTCTTTGCTCCGCTCTGACCAGCGCTATCTGCTCGTCAGTAGCCAGTAGACGATCCATGACCCCGCTTATATCTTTATTAAGAGCAGCTCTAGGCAGCCTACCGCGAGAGCGGATGGCACGGTACAGCGTAGTCAGCCACGCAGTAAATTTAGCAAAGGCGCTACGCAGTTCAGAGGAGGGGGCTTTGCCTTCTCTTAAATACTCCTCGTAAGTCTCCGCCCACTTTTCGTGATGCTCTCTTGTTATAGCCTGACGATTTGGAACACCCAGCCAATCTAGAACGGTTTGGTAATCAGCCTTGAGCTGGGCGCTGCTGTCTGGCGCTTCGGACAGCGCCCCCATCATTTCTAAGTAAAGGTGTCCGCTCTCATGCAAGAACGTAGACAGGTTCTCCGACTTATAAAGTCGGATAACAATGTCTTCCATGTTTCTAAAATCAATAGAGCCGCGAGCAGTGTCTTTAGTTCTCTGCTCAAAGGAGGCTTCCTCAACAGGGAAAGAAGAGCGGATTTTATCAACCCGCTCTTTTGGTATCTTTAAAGCAGAAAGGGCAAGATCATCTGCAGCTAGGACGCCTTGGATAAAATCTCGGCCTGCTCTGGAAACGCTTCGTGCGCGATCTTGTGCGCTTGCAGGAGTTGCTCGTCCGTCACCTTCTCTGGTGACCCCGCCTGCTTGATCAGTTGGCTCAGGCCCGACGACCATATTGCTCGTCTCGGTGTCGACCTCTGTAGCGACTGGATCGCCTCTGAACCCAAGACCTTGTTGGCCCTGCTTAATAAAGTTTGTACTGGCGTTTGTTCTGTCATCTGACCCCCTATACTTCATAATAGCGATACCGGGATACGGATCGCCCTTCTTCCAGCCTTGGCCCTCCCACACCGCTTCCAAGTCCGCTAAATATGGATTTCCATCCTTACCGTCAGCGTACTTAGGATCAAAGGGAATAACCCCGACCTCTTCAAAGCCCATTGTAGCATATATAGTCGGTAAAAGTCCAAGAGGTTTTTCAGAACTAATGACCTTAAAGGCGTCTAGTACAGTCACCCCTTCTTCAATAGCCTTCAGTACCTGAAAAGTCCCCATCCCGTTAACGCCAAGCTCATTATTCGCAACGCCTACAAGAGCCTTCTCGTTTGCTGTTATAACGCCTGCGTCTAATAAACTTTGGGTTACCTCTCCGGGGTATTCTTCTGCGTAATTATACCCCTCCTTTGTTGCCATCCATGTGCTTAGTCCCCCGCTGGCGACGTTAGTTGTGCCAAGTTGAAAAACCTTAAAGCTGCCGTCCTCTCTTCCCTTTGCAATGTCCTCTAAAGTATAAGGGGTCAAAGTAGAAGATGCTTGGTTCTCTTGAAGGGCAAGAACATATTCGGCAGGGTTCACCCCGCCCTTATTCGCGTTTGTATGGCTGTCTTTCCATTCTCCAGCCAACGCAGAAGTGTACGCTTGGGCAACTCTGTAATCGTGTAAGTTTTCAATTAACTGCGCTTCAGCAACAATCTCAGGAGTGACAACCTGAGTATCTGTTTTGCGTAGGCGCTCCATAAGAAACTTAGGGTTGGCATATTTTGCGTTTGGCTGCCCCTCGCGTCTCTTCCGTTCTACCTCTTGGCGGGATCGCTCAGTGACATTCTCCATCAAGTCCTTGTACAGAACTCGCATAGGAATATGCGTTTTAAACTGACCAACCATTTTCCCTCTCATACCAAAACGGTAAGCGGGGTGTCTGGGTATCCCTTTCTCTTTAGCCTCAGCGCTATCGTAATCTACGATGAGGTCTTCTCTTGTGGGGTCAATCTCAAAAGCAAGTAACGCATCCCCCTGTTGGGTTGCCCTGTAGTTGGGGTCCACAAGCTCTCTAATAACACGGTGCATTGTGGCGTCTCCAATCAGCTCCTTAAATTTAGCTGACTGCATCTCTTTGGATAACGCCTTACGGGTAGTAAAAGTTGTGTTGTCTACCCAATCAATTAGCTTAGTGACGTTATTAAATCCGGGGAAGTTGGCTAACTCTGCGTACCCCTCTTCTTTCTTATCAGCCTTGCTCTTAAAAAATTTAGTTGCCTCCGTAAGGTTCTCTTTAGGAAGCCTGCCAGCCTCCACCATAGCGGTGAAGGTTCGTAGCAAGGCATTAGTCACCATGCTGTTAGATGTGTGTGCATCGTCCTTCATAGCTAGAACGGTAACAACCACCCGCTCATTACCCTGCTTTTTAAGCTCCTCTATTTTATTCTTTAACCCGGTTATCACGCCCTTGGCATTGAACGACCATACGATCTCATTATCGGCATACTCTTTAAGCAGCGGAAAATTTGGTCCCCCAAATAACTGCGTAGGTTGGACAGGAACCCCATCTAGTGCGTCAAAGGTTCTGCCAGCGTCGGTGAGGTCTGCAAAGATAGGGATTAACGCAGCGCCTTCTAGGTCAGCAGTTGTAATTTTATTAGCGCCAGAAGAGTTGCTGGCAATGTCGGGAGGAAGCCCCCCTGCAATAGTAGGGTCTAAACTAGTTTGAAAAAGGAAGTCTGCTTGGTTTCCGTAGACAGGGTTCTTAGCCAGAACCTGCGGACCTATCTGAATAACTTCTTCCGCTTCTAGAATAGGACGGTTAGCGTCTGCCCTGTCGTAAAAGTAAGAGTGCCGCTCTGGGTCCATACCAACCTGCACCCAGCCTTTGTAAGTACCGTCGTCCTGTAGCACTGCAGGGTCGTTCAGCGCCTCTTCAGCAAGACGTGTGTTCTCCGCCTCGGAACGGTTAACAAGCTCCCCTCTAATAGTTGCAAATGTGTTCTTAGGAAACTTTGTGCCTTTACTGCTTACCTGCTGAGTTGCAAATTTTTCGGCCCCCGGTTCGACTACCCCAAAAGTAATCTTCCCTCCTTTGGGCGCACGCAGCGCTGCAGTGGAACGGTAGGACAGTGGTGTCCCCGCTTGAAAGGAGCTTCCTGTACGCTTCGCCTCGTGAATAGAGGCTATCCAGACGCCAAGGCGGGTGTAAGCAGGGATATCCAATCGCAATCCGACATACGTTCCTGTGGCAACTTTAGCGTTTAACTTTTCTCTTTGATTAACATCAAGCGCCTCTGACATTTTGGCATTAGTTTCAGGGGCCACCACTTCATCAAAAGGAGCAACAGGCTTGTAAGTGTCAACAATTCGGTTCCACTCCTCGCGAGTAATTTTGCCAGCTTGGAAATCTTTAATGCCATCTACCAGTTTATCGACGCGACGAATTACATCTTTAAACTTCATTCCCAGCCGCTCACGCAGATTGGCTTCTGCTTCAGGAGTAAGCTGCTCTAAAACCCTAGCCGTTTCTTGCGGCATGGGGTCAAAGGTCTGTTCTATGCGAGGAAGGAAACGCTCTTTAATTGTCTCAAGAGGAAGTCCGCTTCGTTCTGCCAGAACAGTAAAGGCAGAAGCCATTTGTTGGCTGGCAGCCTGAACAGCGGCAGGGTCACCAGAGAGAACGCCTCCTTCCTCAATCAGGCGTTCAGAAATCTCAACTGTAAGCTCGTTAGTTGCGTCAAATTCTGCAGTCCGTCTCTGCACCTCATCCACAAACCCTGACCGGGTTGCTTCTTGCGTGAGCGTTGCCAGCTCTTCTGCCTCGGCAGAGCTATACTCGTTAGCTGTTAACGAAATGTGCGGGGCCAGACGGTCTATAGTTTCTTGAGGGAGGCTCCAAAATTGCTCTGGAGTAATGGAGGAGGTTGCTCCAGTAACAATGCTCTCTGTGATAGTAGACTTTAAGTTTAGCCTAGACCGTTGCTCGTCAGGCATATCCTCGACGGCTTGCAACAAAATATCGACACCTTCCGAGGAAACCTGTACCTCTTCAACCCCAGCCTCCTCCATAAGAGAACCCTGAAACTCTGCCCACGCCTGTGGGGAAACCTCTCTGAGGTTACTGTCTGTCGAGTTTAACTCCCTAACCGCTTCGGTTCGCCTTTTAGCCTGTCTTGATTTTAAGGTTAGCTCTGCAGTAGCGGTTACCCCTCTAATGCTGGAGCCTATTCCTGCCCCTGCTATTGCTCCTGCCGTAGCCTCCTTAAAAGCCTCTTTTAATTCAAACCCTTTATCCGTACCTAGAGTTGCGCCTGTGTTTTCCAGAAACCCCTGACCAAACTCAGTAAACATCTCTTTAGCGCCTGCCTTTCCTGTAGCAGATGCCACCCCCTTTTTCGATAGCTCTTTAAGCGCATCATCAATGCCCAACATGCCACGAGCGCCCAACCTCTCCAGAAAGGCGGAAGCCACCGCAAACGGCATAGCCTTCAAGACGTCCATGAGGGTAGCTTCTTTTTTATTGTTAGCCGTAGCCCGTTGCTGCCCAATACTCTCCGCTTGGGTCAAAGCGTAAGCGGGAAGGGAGGCTATAGCCAAGGCCATGTGAGGAACGCTAGACATGAACTCTTGCGCTATAAAGGGTAATACATTTTTAAAAGGAGAGTTAAACAGCTCGTCAGGCGTTATAATAATCTCGGCAGCTTCCGATCCTACCCCAGCGCCTGCAAGTCCCATCCCTTCGCCGGGTCTTAAATCCGCTGTTCTTTTTGTAGTTTCGTCTCTATACCCGATCACTTTCCCTACAGCGTCAGCCAAGTCCGTAATCGCGGTAGCAAGCCCTACCCTCTCGTACTCTTTTGGGTCTAATCCGAGTATCTTACGAGCGCCTGCGTCTAAATAATCAAGCGCTGCAATTGGCGCTATTGTAACCCTGTCAATCCACCTGTTAAAGGCTATGCCAATATCAAGAGTAGCGCCGTATGCCTTCCTAGAATTTGCTTCTAATCTTGTCATCACCTCCGCATCGTCTTGTGCCAGTCGAGCCTTGCGGGGGTCCGTAAACCACGCCTTAGTGACAGGGCTGTTCTCAACCGTCTTTGCAATCTTGTCGCTTTTCGCTTTTCTAGCCAGCGTGCCATCGTCAGAGGCGGCAACAGATACGGGAACCCCAGTTGCTGCAGCTAAGTCTTGCTGCTGCTTAAACTGAGTGGCAGGAACGCGAACAGCGTCTTGAAGCTGTGCCTTCTGGCGCAGGGTATCAGGGACAAGGTCAACAACATTATTAAAAGTAGGGGGAGCGCCAACTGCAGGGACAGGGTCTGCAGGAAGAAGCGCATCATTCGGCTCTTGATCTTCCTGAAGGGCAGACGTTAAACCCGTGACATTAGTAAAATCTGCCATCAAGGGTTCCTCTGCACATTGTTATTCCAGAGAGTAACGTAGTTCTGCGAAGTTAACTGAGCGTTGTTTTTAAGAAGAACAGCGGTCATCGTACTCCAGTTAGTAATAAGGAGGGGGACGTCAGCGGCAGGCAAACTCAGATTAGTGCTAACATCCAAGAACCGCTTCCACTCTTTATTGATGGTGTCCCGTGAGGGTGCGCCCCGTTGAGCGCGGATACTGGAGGCAAGAGCCGAGAAGGAAGAAACAAACACAGGTCTAGCAGCCTTGTTTATATCCAGTTCACCAGCTAGCTCTTCCTTGTTGTCATCCGTCATCTCAAACGAGGGTGCGCTCTCATCTCGGAAATCTGTGTCGTAAACAACCTTATCGCGGCCCATGCTGTCTATAATTGCTTTGCGCTCTAGAGGAGTGGAGGCTCCCTCCGCCTCAACTCTTCTATTGAACTCAATAAGCCATGCGGCATACCGCTCCCTGTCATCTTTATCATTAGCGTCGATTCCCGCAGCAAGGGCAACCGCTTTCAAATGCGGTTGTTCAGACGAAAGAACTAACTTCCTTTTTTCATCTCTGAGCTTTCTAGCGTCCGTAGCCGTGAGCTTATTTGCATTTTGTGAAGCGGTTCTCCATTCGCCTAGAATGACATCGAACTCAGCCTTCGTAACCCCGTTCTCATACTTCTCTTTTAACTGCTGCAGTGACAAGGTAGTGAGGTAAGAGGGGTTGCGGGTGTCGTCTAGATATTTACCGTAAGTGACCCCGCCGTCTCCCGGTCTTTGGTAGTCGGGGTCCACCGCTCTTAATTTACCTTCTGTCATCCGAGCGTCTATATAGGCGTTTTGACGGGCGCTAAAACCTGCGCGGTCTGCAGGAGTTATGGGTTGGTTAGTTAAAGCGAGGTTCGCTACCCTATCAAACCGCTCCGAAATCTCTCTATCCTTCAATGTGTTTCTTACACTGATCTCTTCCTTAACTATAGCCCGTGCCTTCTCCTGTATCTTAGGGTCTTTAATCTTTCTGGTGGCATCCATACGGGCTTGATCTGTTGCAAGAGATGTATCTTGTAAAATAGTTTTTGCCGCTGACTGGGCCTCCCCAAGTACAGTAGCGTCCTGCACCGCTACCCTAGCAGTTTTCAAATCTTCGGACCCCAGCTTACTTTCATGCGTCTTCAAAATAGAAGCTGCGCGAGTATAGTCCTGAGCAACGACAGCCGATTGGATAGCCTGTAAATACCCTGAGCTGATGTTCTTCTTTACAAGCTCTTTGGGGTCAATCCCCTCAAGGTTAGCGTGCTTTATGCTTGCGGTACGAATTGAACTCTCATTGTCTTTTAAATCCTTATCAGAATTAAAGTACAGCCCCATGTCTTGCTGAGAGGTTCCTATTTCCGTAGTGAATAACGTTTTCTTATACGCCAAATTCTGCGTGCGCTCATGGGCGTAGGCTTTTTCGGTTAAGCCTCCTCTAAGAGAAAGCAAAAGTTTCTTATAACTGTCTTTTCCTGCTGCAGTTTGGGGGAGTTTCTTTAGAGAGCTTACTTCCTCATCGAAGGCAGCCAGCGCATCGGAAGAAACACCTATAGCGTTCTTTTGCAATTTATTGAGAATCCCCGTAGTAGGATTTTGTAAAATATCTGCAGACTTTCTTTTAAGTTGCCCCTTAATTTCCGTAAGCAAATTTTCGTCGTCTTGGAGCTGCATATCCTTTAAGTCAGAAGCGAACGCATCTAGCGCGGCAGAGACTTCTTGCATCCTCTTCCCTTCTGCAGCGCCAAACATATCGGCGTTGGTAGACAACCGTTGGAAAGGTTGAGGGGTGAAGCCTGTCTTGACTGTGCCTACGGCTTGCCCCGGTGCTGCTACTGTCGGTATGCGTGCCATTATTTCCACCACCCTGCATCTTTACCCGCTGACGCAACTTTACCTGCGCCACCAAGTAGCGAGCCAGCAGCAGCCATAAACGGACTTTGACTGCTCGCCTGTAAATTATAGAGACCTGCCTGCGCCTGATAATTGATCCCCTGTATCTCGGCGGAGCGTGCCTCCTGTTCATAGTTGTCACGCAGCTTCAAAATGTCATACTCGCCCAGCTCCATGATGTCCTGCTGGATCAGAGCAAAGGTGCTGTCCTCAGTATCATCCACGAGAAAACCAGAAGACCCCATAGCGGCCCGTGCAGCGCCTTTTGTCTGCGCGATCCGTTCACGCTGCTCGTCCTCCGCCTGATCCATATTCTGGCGGATACGGTCTGCGTTCTGCTGCGCTATAATTCTATTGTTCTGAGCTACCTGCGCCTGATACCGAGCCTGAGCCTGAGCAGCTCTAGACTGCTGATATGCGCCCATAGCGCTCATCCCAAGGCTGCCTACAGCAGCTACAGCGCTTATAGTTGCTGCTGCCATGCTTCTCTCCTCACACCTTGTACCGCGAGAAACCCAACACGGTCATACCCAAATTTTTCAAACAGCCGGGTAGCTCGTTCATCATCTACGCCAGCCGTAACTTCTACCTTGATATAGTCTACGTTTTTTTCTCGCGCCCAAGAGGTAAAGTTCTTGATTAGGCGAGCAGCAGTTGTACCGCCTCTACAGTCAGGATGCGTGTAAATGCATATCTCTTGAGCGAACACTAAGTTGATTAAAGGATGCTCAGCTACCTCTCCAATAAACATAGCGGAGCAGCGTCCATCTTCTACTCTGCCCTGAGCAAAGACGTTAGCGGACGGAATAATCTCCCGAAGAATAAAGTTCGATCTCTCAACATGCAAAAGGTGGCCTGTCTCTTCTGCCATAGTCATCCCCAGCGCTATGATGGCGGGGACATCCTCTACGGTTAAATCTCTAATCATCAGTTCCCTCCCGCTACAACGTCAGGGACAAGCGCCAGCAAAGTCAGTGGCAGAGGATCGCGTTGCTGGACAACAATCTGACCATCCTTGTTCCAGCTTGGGCTTAAAGTAATGTGCTTGTCGTCTGTAATAAAAGCAGGCGGCTGCCCGTATAAGGCAACAAGCCCATACTTCATTTCGCGCATGTGATCGCGATCTGGCCCTACCCATCCGCCTAGTGTCCTCTCAAACCTGAGCGTCAGCCTGCTGATCTTCTTATTTCGCCCCTGAATGGTGTCAAGGACGTTCCCGTTGTCTAGGCGCAGGCTTTCTACTTCTGCCGTGTAGGGAAGCCCTATGTGGATGCGACTAGACGCATCAGTAAGAGTGACCTTGCCGCTGGCTACAGTCAAGCCTTTGACGACGTATCCGTTGGCGAGGGCAACAACGCTCTCTCCCTCCAGATGCCACAACCCGCTAATCTCTGACACCTGCTTACGAACCTGCCCCCCAGAGTGGTAAACTTTGAAAGACGATCCGTTGACGTTGGCGCTGTTGTTCTGAAGCTCAAAGGTATTAGTCGTCTTGTTGACAACGGTGTAACCCGTGCCTTCAATTTCCGTATCGTAAGACCAGCCTCGTGTCTCGTCGCTATCCGCAACCTTGATGCCTGTTATATCTACACTGTCTCCATTTTCAAAACCATGACTTCCAGCGGTTACAACAATCGGGTTGGCGTTTGTAAATCCTGTAATTGCAACGGGGCTGTCATACGTCAGTCCGCTGTCTACAAAGAACGCATCCTGCACGTCCGTAAAATCACGGGAGGCCATCCGCTCAACGTACTGGGTTGTGCGAGTGCCAATTTTTCTTTCAACCACAAAGTAGCTGAAGTCGTCATCTCCCTCTCGGACAGACGCCACGCTTTTAAAATCCCCTTGAGTGACATGGCGGCTCCAGCCGAATACCTGCTGCTCTCTTGAGTAGGTTAGGCAGAGCATGACGCCATCATCCCGTGTTGCCCAGATCAAGTTGTGGGGAGCCTGAGCAAAGCTCCAGTCAATAATCGTGTTATAATCTAGAAGGTGACGAGACAGGACAGAGACGTCGTTACCTTTATAGCTATCCGTAGAAAATTCGTAGCCAAGGTCGCGAACAGTTTGACCCGGTTGTACGAAGAGGACAATGTCTCCAGCGACAATCGGCTGAACCTCAGTAGCGCCAAAGTAAGACTGTGGCTTCACCTGAATACCTGAAGGCGTGATAACATCATCTACCCCCGTAACAACCCACTCGCCCCCAGACGTCAGGATAATAAGATCAGATAAACTGACAAAATGCCTGATCTCATTCACCTGCCTAGAAGACAGGGTCACCGTTATAGCGTCGTCGTCACGGGCGGGGCTGGAGACGGACAGGTTTGAAAAGTGACCTGTCTGCGTCATCCACATACGCTGGGTATAGGTATTGGAATTGCCAAACAACTTACGCTGTTGATAGTAGCCCACAGTGCTAGGGTAGCTATCTGTACCTGTGAAGGGGTTGCGGGTTCTCGGAGGAGTATCGGCAACATCAGGGTCAACATTACTATCATCAAACGTGACGTTTTCAGTACGCCCTATGAAGCCAAACAATCCGTTCTTTTCACGGTATACATTATAGCTCTCTGCGTCCGCTGCTGCTGTCCAAGCGATAGTATTATCTCGTGTAGAGGCAGAGTTCGTAACCTTGACAAACATCTGATTAGCTGTGCCGCCAGAAGTGTACGTTGTAAAGTTGGTCGTGTTAACGTTAGCTCCAGTCGTGTCGGTCAAATTAAATGTGTTTGTCGTCACACCTGCAGCCTTGTAGACCTCGTTATTAACCTCAACCATACCCCCAACAGATTGAATGTAGACCTCATCCCCATTTGAAAAGCCATGTGAGCTACTCGTTACCACACCCGGATTAGCTTTGGTAATTGCCGTAATATTCTTTGCGGTGCTGTTTAACCCGCGAAGACTTTCCTCCGCCGTATCCCTGTTGACAGCCGTGACCACATAGCGATCAGTCTCGCTACCCGTGCTATTGACGGTTACGCCTATCCCTGTTGGAAACGCCTGTTCAGGTTGAAACTCAATAACTGACAGCGTCCAAGCGTCATGGTCGGTGCGAGTAAGGTTACGTTGTTCGTATGTTGGATGTGTGAGCGTCATCACATCTGCTGTCTGCACATATTTTATATTAAACAGATCAGCGGCGGCGTAAGGAGTAGCAATTTCATAGACCTTAGATACAGTACCGCCAGAGGAGTACGCAGTGTAACCAGCGCTACTGATTGCCGTGCCATCAAAGTCAGTAAGCTGAAAGGTGTTTGTTGTTTTGTTGGATACGCGAAACGTCCTCTGGTTAAGCTGAGTCATCCCAACAATGCCGCTTATGTAGACGTCATCCCCGTCAGAAAATGGATGCCCCGTACAAGTCAGGACCGCTGGGCTGGCGACGGTGATGCCATTGACACTATCTGTAACAGAAGTTGATAACACCTGCCCCCCGTCTTTATAGACCCGCATGTACTGGTGACCAAACTCCAGTATGTACGTTTGCGTTGTATTAAACTCAAAAGGGATTAGCCTGACTGTATTTGCTGGCGTCTTAGCCTCGGCAATAAACTGTAGACCAGTCCGACTGCTCAGGCCGCCGTGGACTTGCACAAACACATTTTCCGCCTTAGCGACGGACGTCTTATACTTGTCAATATCCACACGAGCGGCAACGGCATCTGATACCTCACCCCCCGCAAAATTGGCCTGAATAACCTTGGTCATGTATTATTTGCCGTAAATGTATTGACGTTTGTGACTAGGCCAACCCTAGCCCTGATCCAAGAGGCATCCGGGGCTGCCTCCTCTACACCTTCGTTGCTATCCGTTTCCCAAGCACTGCTGATATGGTTACGAGCCTCCGCCATGAGGTCACCAGCGATAGCCCTCTCCCCTGTCAAAGGCATTGCCATCTTTGATGCCAAGGCATAGCTAAACGCCATTGTAAACTCAGGATCAAAATCCGTAGGGTCAGTGATCCGGGCAGTGTAAAAGATTTCAGCGTCCTCGACGTTACACAGAAGGATGCGCTCATCACTGGCATTTCGGGCAACCTCAAATTTCAGGACAGGCTGATCGTCACCAAGAGGGTTTACTATTCCTCCCATCCTGAGAGCGTCAGGAGGGTAAAGGTACATCCTCTCCCAGTTACCGGGTACGGCAGTTGTTCCGCTTCCCGTCAACTCGGCAGGGGAGGCGTACTTCTTGGCAAAGTTCCAAGGGTGCTGCCTCAAAAGCCAGTCGCGTGTATCTTCATAAATAAGGTTGACCTGTTCAGCCTCAACGGTAGCCTCGCTAAGATCACTTATGTCGTAGCGATCCCCAAGATGCTGAAGGGCCAGCTTGGCGATTTGGACTTGGCTCGCCATTTAGCTGGCTTTCTTTTTAGTCTTACGCTTGGCCTTCGGCTTCTTACCCCCTTCCCACGCCTCATTAACGTCAGGCGTTTCGGGGTCGTCTGCTTTAAGCGTGCCGTCCTCGTTTCTGGCTCGGACTGCTACCTTGGGGGCAGGCGTAAAAGGTTTTCCGTCGATGCTGATAATATCCTGCGTCGGAAGCACAACGCTGTCGGGAACGTCATAAGTCTCATGCGCCTTATAACGACGATTTCCGTCAAAGAAGTCTTCCTTAAAAACCACTTGGGGCATTTGTCTCTCCTAGCAAAGTAGGGGGAGACACAAGTGCCTCCCCCAGTTTTGAGCCACTTAGTTAGTGGCGTCTGGGTATGACTTCCAGCCTCGTGGGTCATACGTCAGGAAGGCGTTAACCTTACCTGCAGTAAGAGCCGCTGTGCCAGTCGTCGTCAACATCCCCAGATACCGCTCATAGGCATTAGAGCCGTTGAGAGGTACAGGAGTAATCAACTCGTAACCAGCCACGAGGGTAGCCTTGCCGATAGCAGCAGACGACCAGTGGTAGGTCGCTGAGCCATCAGTAGCAATAGCCGCCGCCGCATCAGATGCGAGGTGGAATTGAACCGTAGCAGAACCGCCAGAGGTTACCGCCGTGTCCACTTGGATCACGAAGTACAAAGGCTGTCCATTGCCAAGGTCTGGTACAGTAGCGCCAAGGTCTACCACGTCACCAATTAGGTCGGTGTCAGTCCCTGACGTGTCGAGTGCAGTAGCATCTGCAAACTCAAGAAATTCGTCCAAAATCATAGCTATCTCCTATATCTGGACAGTTAAAGGGACGCCGATTAGGTGATACGGGCTTCGTTAGTACGCAAGGCATCACAACGGCGGATTGGTAATCCACCCCATGACGTCTGCATTGTACCACCAACCATATCCACAGAGAGCGTCGAGTTCTTGACACCATCCGAAGACTGACGACGCAAGAAGGACAAGACTTGCTTATCCATGTACCAAGCGCAACGTCCTGCCGTAGTGCTTGGCAGTTCCGTCCATGCCTGATGCATAACGTCGTTCAGGTCAGCAGAGCTGCCTGACTTGTCTGCGGTCAATTCAGAACGGTCAATGTTGCAGATACGCACAAGGTAACGCCAGTCGCGAACCGTGAGGCCCACGTCCCAGCGATAGTGCGTGCGGTACGCCTGCATACGCCCATTAGAACCATCAACGTTTTCGATGGTCACTTCACCAAGGTCACGTTGCTGGACACCAGCCTTGGACCCTTTGGGGATAATACCATGAGCGGTATTCGGCCCCCAGCAGATCAGCCAAACTGAAGCGTTGTCCGAGCCAGTGCCGCCAGCGTCAACAATGTTGTCAGCGTTTTCAGATGACAAGCTGTTGTAGCGAGCAGACAGTCCCGTGAACTCTTCAGGTGCTGTGCTTTCATCGCCGTAGAACAAAGTAGACGCGAACTCTTGGTTCATGCCTTCAATGTGTGGGCGATCTTCTTGGAGACGGAAGGCAGCAGGATCACCTGCCATGTCTACGAGAGCTTTATCAACTTCCGCATAGTCTTCCATCATGCCACAGTTATCTGTGACTTGTACGGCGCGACTTTTTGTCGGCTGGACACCGCCATAAAGTTTACGCCAAGTTGGTGTGGGCAAACCTGAACGGATTGAGGTTCTATGCCCAGTAGTAAGGTTTCCTTCAAGGAACGTCATGTCCTGAAGAATTTCGTTCGTGGAGTTGAGGATTTCCACAACATCCGCGATTGACCCATCCGGGTCAGTAACCTTCGCCAAATCGGCTAGGGTCGGGTTCTTCACACTGAGGGTTGCCATATCCTAGCTCCTTACCCTGCTTGTTGAAACATGCTGGGATACATACGCTCAAGCGCTGATGGCCCTTCGACTTTGCTGTCTCCAGTCACCAGATTACTTTCGCTTATGGATTTCCCAACGCGATAAAACAGCCGTATCATAGCGGGATGGTTTCCAAGCCCAAGTCCATCAGGGTTATCGGCAGAAGGGGCAGACATGATCTGTGCAAGATCGTCGTCCCCAAAAGTTTCGATTGCCCGTTTGGCTAAGCCAAGGTTCTCGTCCAGCGCTTCGCCGCCGATTACCTTGTCCGCCTTGGCCTCTTCAGCCCAACTAGCTACACGGTTGCTGTACTGATCTGACATAGCTTGAACGGCTTCCGCCTGTCGTTGCATGTCATACTCAATGAGAGATTGGTACTGCGCCTGAGAGAGCTTCAGCTCCTTTGCCGTATCGGCAAACTGAGCCAACGCTTCCTCGTTCACTTCCGCACCCTCTGGAGCTTCAAACTTATATTCGTCTGGAACTCCGTCTTCCTCCGTACCCTCGTCACCCGACAGCAGGGTCTTGGGAGCTTCTTCACTATCGGCAGCCT